GCTTTCGATGAATTGACAGGACAGGGAACCATGATTTTCAAAACACCGATTGAAAGCCTGCTGTGCAACCCGTTCGAAATTCCGCGCCACTGGCCGCGCATGTACGCCATCGAATCCGACTGGGAACAAACCGCTGTTCTATGGGCAGCATGGGACAAGACCATCGACTGCCTTTATCTCTACACGTCCGATCTCAGGCCGAGGGGCGAGCCTTCCGTGCTGGCGTCGGCGGTCCGTGCCAGGGGTGACTGGATTGTCGGTGTGATGAATCCGCGCGGCCGCACGCGCACGAAAGAGGACGGCGAACGCCTGATCGAAGAGTACCGCAGCGAGGGGCTTATTCTCACCGGCACCGAGAACGCGCCGGAGACGGGAATCCAGTCGATTGAGGAGCGCGCATCGACGGGGCGCCTCAAGGTATTCCGCACCATGGACGACTTCCATGCGCAATGGCGTCTGTACCGACGCGACGAAAATGGAAAAATCGACAACAGGTATGATCTTTTGATGGACACACTACGAGGTGTTGTGGCATCTTACCGTCACATCGCCACGACCCAGCACACTGACACCGAAGATTTCGGCGTCGGTATAGCAGGGGATCCGAGCATCGGCTATTAGGCCATCGGATACTGAGGTTCGTGGCGGCAGCAGCGCAGCAACGAGACACCGACACCCCACAGAATGACAAGCGCCGCGCGGAACTGCGTGAGCGCCTTTCCGCCGTTGTATCCCGTCTGCAGCAGGAAGCCGACCAGCGCGTCTCCGACAAGCACCTTGTCGAGCAGCGATGGCTCGAAGATATCCGCCAGTACCATGGCCGCTACGAATCGGGCATGGAATCCCGCCTCAAGACTGCCAACAAGTCCACCGTATTCGTCACCAAGACCCGCGCCAAGACCAATGCCATGGAAGCGCGGCTCTCCGACATGCTGTTCCCGACCGACGACAAGAACTGGGGCATCGGCCCGACGCCGGTTCCGGAACTGACGGCGAGCGCCGACGAGGCCGTCAAGCGCGCCAAGCAGGCGGCAGCCGCGGCCGATGCGCAGCCGGAAAACCAAAAGCAGCAGGCGCTTGCCGCGGCAAAGCAGCAGCAGGACACCGCCGACGAGCTTCAGGGCCGCATCGACGAGGCCAAGAAGCGCTCGAAGGCCATGGAGCAGGAGATCGAGGATCACCTGCGCGAATGCAGTTATCAGGCGGAAATGCGCGACGTCATCCGCGACGCCTGCCGCCTCGGCACGGGCATCGCCAAGGGTCCGGTGGTGTCCGACAAGGCCCGGTCGTCGTGGAAGGCCAAGCAGATCAAGGAAGAAGAGTCCGGCCGCACCTTCACCGTTTACGAGATGGAGCAGGCGCGCGACAAGAAGGCCGCGTTCCATCGCGTCGATCCATGGTCGATCTTCCCCGACATGGATGCGAGCTCCGCCGAGGATTGCGAGTCGTGGTATGAGCGCCACATGATGAACAAGAAGCAACTGCGCAAGCTGGCCAAGTCGCCCGGCTTCGACGCGGATGCGATCCGCCGGCTTCTCATGGACGACCCGAAAAAGTCCGCGCCGCAGTACGTTTCCGACCTGCGCGCGCTGACCGGCGCCCACCACGACGCCAAGATCAACCGCTACCACGTCTGGGAATACCATGGAACGCTGACTGCCGAGGAAATGCGCGATCTCGCGACCGCGACCGGCGATCCGGACATGGTTTCCGACATGCCCGAAGACATCGACCCGCTCGAAGAGGTGCAGGCGACGATCTGGTTCTGTCAGGACGAGATCCTGAAATTCGGCATCCACCCCCTCGATAGCTGCGAAAGCATCTACTCCGTCTTCAATCTGGAGAAGGACGAGACCAGCATCTTCGGCTTCGGCGTCCCGTATATCTGCCGCGACAGCCAGGCCGCCGTGAATGGCGCGTGGCGGATGATGCTGGACAATGCCGACCTGTCCACTGCGCCGCAGATCGTCGTCAATGAGGAAGTCATCACGCCCGCTGACGGCAAATGGGGGCTGAAGGGCGGCAAGGTATGGAAGCGCAAGACCGGCGCACCGCAGCAGGCTGCCGCGTTCGAGAGCTACGATATCGCGTCCAATCAGGGCGAATTGGCCGCCATCGTCGCCATGGCCACCGAGCACATGGACGAGGAATCCATGATCCCGGTGATCGCACAGGGCGAGCAGGGGGCGCACGCCACCGACACGCTGGGCGGTATGTCGATCCTGATGAACGCCTCGAACGTGGTGTTCCGTCGCATCGTCAAGAACTTCGACGACGACATGACCACGCCCAACATTCGCCGTTTCTACGACTGGCAGATGCAATTCAGCCCGAAAGAACACATCAAGGGCGACTTCGACGTCGATGCGCGCGGCACGTCGGTCCTTCTGGTCCGCGAGCTGCAGGCGCAGAACATCATGGCCTTCCTGATGAACTTCGGCACCAATCCGAACTTTGCGCGTTTCCTCAAGAAAGAGGGCATGCCCGCCATGCGCCTTCTGGTGCAGACCATGATGCTGCCCGCCGACGAAGTGCTGATCACCGACGACGAGTACGAGCAGCAGAAGTCCGAGGAACAGCCCGCGCCCGATTACGAGATGCTGAAGCTCGAAAACGAGATGAACCTCGCCAAAGAGAACAGCGCGGCGCGGATGCAGGAGTTGCAGTTCGAGCGTGACACCAAGTTGATGGTCGAGGCGTCGAAGCGCTCCATGACGCTGGAGCAGTTGCGCGCGCACCTCATGGACAAGCAGGCGGAGCGCGAGTCCGGTGAGCGCAAGATGGCCGCGGAGATCGCCTACACCGATCGCCAGCAGGCGCGCGAACCCGAGGCAACGACCGGCGGGGGCTACGTCTGATGGAAGATCACGACATCATCGCCCTGATCGACGTCAATTCGCGCACCTGGAAGGGTGTTCGCGCCTACCTGGAGCGTGAGATCGAGCACGCCCGCACATCACTGGAAGCATCCGGACTCGGGTCCGAGGCGTCCGAGCATTACCGCGGCGACATCAAGAGATGCCGCGCGCTGCTCCGCCTCCCCGAGATGGAAACCAGCGAGATTATCGATTCGCCGTCCGGCTACACGACGACGGGTCGAAACTGAGGGCCGCCACAGGGCCGCCCATTGATTGAAAGGTGAACGATGGCAGACGAAACGACACAACAGCAGGATGATTCCGGGGCCGCCAACAGTGCCGCCGATCCGGAAGATGCCGCGCTTTGGGCCGAGTTCGACGCTGATGAAACCGGGAAGGCGCCTGACGAGGGCGCTGACGGTGGCGACGCCAACTGGCAGCCCGAGGATGCAGACGATGCAACCTCCGGCGATCATGGCGACGTACACGACGGGAAAGCAGCGAAGGACGAGGACAAGGGCGCCGCACCCTCTGATGTGGGCGATCAGAAGGCCAAGGACACCGCTGACGGCGACGCGCCCGACACTGAGTCCGGCAAGGACGCCTCGAAAACCCAGGCAGACGATATCTGGGCCAACGCCACACCCGAACAGCGGACCGCCCTTGAGGCCGTCCAAAAGTCCGAACAGGGTCTCCGCGAGCAGCTTGACCGCCGCATGCGCGAGATCAGCCGCCTGAAATCCAGGCAGACCGCCGACACGCCCGCCCCGAAAGAGGCCGGCGACGATGAGAAAACGGCGGCGTATCTGGAAACCGACGACTGGAAAGCGTTTACCGAGGAATACCCGGAAGTGGCCGGGCCGCTCGGCAGCGTGATCGGAAACCTGCAAAGCGTCATCGACAAGCAGGGTAAGGAACTGTCCGCGATCGGCAACGACCGCCGCCAGGAAGCCCTCGATGAGCAGGCGAACCTTCTCACGCAGAAGCACGCTGACTGGGAACAGGTCGTGACCGAGGATCCGAACGCATTCGCGGGATGGCTCGACAGCCAGCCGCGGCATGTCCGGGAAGCCTTCGCGCGCAACCAGGAACAGATCGTCGATGCCGAGGAAGCCGCCGACGTGGTCGGCCGTTTCAAGGCATTCAGACAGGCACACGGACAACAGCAGAACGGGAATGGTGATGGCCAGGGGTCTGCCACTGAGCGCTCCGACGGCAGCGATGCCGGACAGGGCAATGGCAATGACCAGGCCACGCCGCCGCTCTCCGACAAACGGAAGCGGCAACTCGACAGTGCGGCCACGACACGGACCAACGGGCCTTCGGGTGCCGGCGGCATTCCCGAAAGCGGGGATGAGAAAGTGTTGTGGGACCAGTTCGAGAAGGCGGGCCTCTGACATGAGGAATCCTTCCCATGACCACCACCAAATACGGCGACAGCGGCGTATCCCCGCGTACAAACGTTTTCGCGGAGCGCCAGATGCTCAAGCATGCAGGGCCGCACATCGTGCTCGACAAGTTCGGCATGAACCGCCCGATGCCGAAAAACAAAACGCAGACGATCAAGTTCCGTCGTCCGCGCGTCTTCACGGCGGCTGACACGCCGCTCGTCGAGGGCGTCACCCCGTCGGCGACGCAGTTCCGCTACGAAGACGTCTCGGCGACCGTCAAGCAGTACGGCATGCTGGTCGAAATCACCGACCACATCGAGGACACCCACGAAGACCCGGTGCTCAACGATGCGACGGAACAGGTCGGCGAGAACATCGGCCGCACCATCGAATCGCTGACCTACGGCGTTCTGAAGGCGGGCACCAACGTGTTCTACGCCAACGGTTCGGCACGGAACGCGGTCAACACGCCGATCTCCAAGTCCAAGCAGCAGGCGGTCATCCGTTCGCTGAAGGCACAGAAGGCCATGAAGATCACCAAGGTCATGGACGGTTCGGTCAACTACAAGACCAGCCCCATCGAGGCGAGCTTCATTGCCGTGGCGCACACGGATCTGGAAAGCGATATCCGGGCGCTTCCGGGCTTTGTGCCGGTGGCGGAATATGGCAACCGCAAGACGGTCCATGAATACGAGCTCGGCTCGGTCGACGACGTGCGTTACGTCTGCTCCGCCGATCTGGACCCGATCATCGATGCCGGCGGCGCCAAGTCCGGGTCGGGCACCGAAATGGTGTCGACGTCCGGCACGTCCGCCGACGTCTACCCGATCCTGTTCTTCGGCAAGGATGCCTACGGCACCGTGCCGCTGCGCGGGCAGGGCGCTGTCTCCCCGACGATCCTTCGTCCGGGCGTCCGCGACAAGTCCGACCCGCTCGGCCAGCGCGGCTACGTCGGTTTCAAGACGTGGTTCACCGCCGTCATTCTCAACCAGGCATGGATGGCCCGCCTCGAAGTCGCGGCGACTGCCCTCTGATCGCTCTAGCGGGGGGCTTCGGTCCCTCGCATCAGCGGCCTGAACGTACACACGAAAGGAAAAGATCATGCAAAATACCGGACAATACGCGGGCATGTTTATCCGCGGCACCGGCGCCGCCGTTAACGTCGAACTCGGGTGGGTGCCCGACTTTGTCGAAGTCATCAACGTGACCGACGGCGACAAAATCTACATGAACGCCATTCCGCAGGTGATCGCTTTCACCTCGGGCGGCACCGATGAAATCAAGGCCGGCGACAAGCTGCACGGCAACACCTCGGATGCGACCGCGACCATCAAGCAGGTCATCGTCGATTCCGGAACGTGGGCCGGCGGCGACGCGGCGGGCTGGGTCATCATCGACCGCACCACGCTGGTCAGCAATTTCCAGGGTGAAACGGCGTATCGCGAAGGCACCGACAGCGACGGCGACGACAAGGTCACGCTGTCCGCTGCCGAAGATCAGGACGGTGTCGACATCGACACCGAGGTCACGGCAACGACCACCGACGCGACCAACTGCTACGCCTACAGCGGTTCGGCTGCCTCCAACGCGCTGGGCTTCACCATCGGTTCGACCGTCAGCGAGGACGGCAAGCTGCTGTGGGTTAACGCCTACCGCGGCTACTTCGACCTCGATCAGACGTCGGCACCGTAAGGGGCTGCCTGACGGGCGGGGCTTCGGCCCCGCCCAAAGGCGGACATGAAAGGAAATCACCATGACTGATTTTTCCACCACGAAACGAAAGCAGCTCGCCGGGTCTGCCGGGCGTGGCGACAAGCGCGCCCTTGAGGCCCTGCTGCGCGACCTCGTCGATTCCTATGACGGGCTTTCCAGTACGGAACTCGGCTTCCTCGACGGCGTCACGGCGGGGACGGTAACGGCATCGAAAGCCGTTGTCGTCGATGCCAACAAGACCGTGGACGATCTTACCGTGACCGATCTCAAGCGGCCCGTCACGGCGGCATCCACCGAAACCAACGTCGGGAACAGCGGAACCACCACGTTCTCGTCCACGGGCGGGCTTGCCTACACCATGGACGCCCCGGCAGCCGGCGTGCGCGCCGTGCTGGCCTGCACGGACGGGTCCTCCATCAACACGCATACCGTGACGCTGGCCGCCGGCACGTTCGACGGCACGAACCACATCGCGACCTTCGATGCGGCGGCGGAGACGCTCGTCCTTGACGGGCTTTCGACGAGCCTCTTCACGATCTCGTCGAATGTCGGCTCCGTGGCGCTGTCGACGTCGTGAAGCGGATTGTTCTCATCGGTACGGCGCGTCACTGGATCGACGCGCCGTTCACCGACCCCGATTGCGAAATCTGGGGCACGGGGACGACTGCGCTTGAAATCTGGCAAAAGCCGATCCCCGGCACGGACATCGTGCCGCGATGGGACGTCTGGTTTGATATCCACTGTGCCGGCGAGATGGCGGCGAACGCCATCGACAACCCGCACTATGCGAAGTTTCTGAGCGCCGATCACGGCGACAAGCCCATCCTGACGGACAATCTGGGGCCGGACGCAGGCATTCCCAACGGCGTTCCGTACCCGAGAGAGGAAATGTTCGACGAGTTCGGAGAGCAGTTTTTCCGGTCCAGCTTCGATTATATGGCGGCGAACGCCATTAAGGCGGCCAGTCTTCGCAAGCAGAAGGTCGTCGATGTCTATGGCTTCGATATGGCGCATGAGGGCGAATACGCCGACCAGCGCCCGAGCGCACAGCATTTCATGTGGATCGCCGAAAAAGTGTACGGCGTCACGTTCAATCCATGCGCCGACAGCAAGCTAATGAATCACCCGCAGCCCTACGGCACGGAACCGGGGCCCATGCAGAAAGACATTCATGCGCGGGTTTCGATCCTGTCCGAGCGGCTGCGCGAGAAGCGCGCCCTGCACGCCCGCACAACGCAGGAAATCAATTACCTGGAGGGCTCGATCTATTCGCTCTCCGAACTCTGTATCGCCAACTATGGCGTCAAACCGAAACAGTGAAAGGAAATCGTCACATGACGGACACAACCGAAACCATCGCACTCAGCAAGGCCAACAAGACGCAGTTGCAGGCGTTTGCCCGCGACCACCTCGGCATGACCCTTGAAGACACCATGACCAACGAGGCCATGCGCGCCAAGGTCCGTCAGGCCGCGAACCGCGATTCCATCCCCGTTGTTGCCGAACCGAATGCGCCTGTGCCCGCCGCGCCCGAGGGCGAAGTCGCCGCTGCGCCCATCAACGTGATCTCCGAGGATACGGAAAACGAGCGCGTTCGCATCATCATCTCCGCAACCGAGGAACCGGGTGGCGACGAGCCAGTGTTCGTCAGCGTCAACGGCAAGGCGCAATACGTCCCGCGCGGCGAGGAAGTGGAAATCCGCCGTCCGTACTACGAAGTGCTGATGAACGCCGAGACGTGGCGCTACGACATGCGGCGCGACGCCAATGGCAATCCCGACGGCATGCTGCGTCGCAAGGTGCTGGCCTACCCGGTCGCCCGGGTCGCGTAGGAGCTGACCCGGGATGTCCAAGACCTACCTTCAGCTTTGTCAGGATGCGGCCCGCGAAAGCGGGACCGTGTCCGGCACGCTGCCGACCAGCGTCTCCGGGCAGACGGGGCGGCTGCTGAAGTTCGTCAAGTGGGTCGCCGCAGCCTACGAGGAAATCCAGAACATGGAGGAGTCGTGGCGCTGGCTGCGCACCGAGTTTACCGGCGAGATCACATCCGGCACGGCGCGCTATACCGATTCCAGCTTCACGCTCACCCGCTGGGCGCAGTGGATCACCGACGAGAACGTGGATGGACTCGAAGGCGAATACGCCATGTCGCTCTACAAGACAGCGACCGGCGCGTCCGACGAAGGCCCAATCCGTGAAATCCCGTGGAACGTCTTTGTCGCGATGTACGTGCGAGGTTCTCACGACAACGTCAGGCCCGTTCATTATGCCATATCGCCCGCAGGTGAGCTTTGCTTCGGACCAACGCCCGACGCGACGTATACGGTGCGGGGTGAGTACGTGAAGGGCCCACAGACCCTTTCCGCCAACGACGACACCCCGGAAATGCCCGGCCGCTTCCATGACCTGATCTATCACTATGCCCTGATCCTCATGGCCGAGCATGACGAAGCGCCGCTGCACATCGCCACCAACCAGCGCCGCTATCGCCAACTGATGGATGCGCTGCGCCGCGACCAGCTTCCGCGACTCTACGACGCATCGGGGCCGATCGCATGAGCCAGATGACGGAACATTTCCCGCTGCAAGGCGGTCTCGACCTGATCACCCCGGCGATCCGCACGCCGGCCGGGCGGGTGATTTCGGGCGTCAACTACGAACCCGTGCCGCGCGGCTATCGCCGCTACCAGGGGCATGAGCGCTATGACGGCCAGCCCCGCCCATCCGATGCGTCCTACTGGGTGTTGAATTTCGACGCGGGAACCGCCGCCATCAGCGAGGATGACACGGTCACGGGCGCAACGTCAGGCGCGACAGGGAAGGCGCTGATCGACGCGGTGATCTCGACGGGGTCGTATGTCGGCAATGACGCGGCGGGATATCTTGTCCTGACCGGCGTATCCGGAACATTTCAGGACGATGAGAACCTGCAGGTCTCGGCGGCAACCAAGAGCGTCGCCAACGGCACCGCCACTTCACGCGGGGCACTCACGGACGCCAATGATTCCACATGGCTGCAGGATGCTATCGAAACCGCACGCGCGTTGATCGCCAAGCCGACAGGGTCGGGCAAAATCCGCGGCGTATGGGTCTACAGCGGCACGGTCTATTGTTTCCGGGACAATGCCGGCGGCACGGCCGGGCAGATGTATAAATCAACCTCGTCGGGGTGGTCGCTTGTGGATCTCGGCGCGCAGATCGACTTCGATGCCGGTACGGCGGCATTTACCGAGGACGATACCCTGACCGGCGGTACGTCCGGGGCGACGGCGACCATCGAGCGTATCATCGTCCAGTCCGGGTCATGGGATGACAATGACGCGGCGGGCTATATCATCCTGTCGTCGGTCTCGGGGACGTTCCAGAACAACGAGACAATTACCGACGGCGTGAGCGGCAGCGCAACGGCGAACGGCGCCAACGCCGCAATCACGCTGCCCGCAGGTGGCCGTTACGAGTTCCGCAACCATAACTTCTACGGGGCATCGGACTTGCGCCGCATGTACGGCGTAAACGGCGTTGGATACGGCTTCGAGTTCGACGGCACGGTGTTCGTGCCGATCCGCACCGGCATGTCGAGCGACACGCCCGCGCACCTGTCCATCCACAAGAACCACCTGTTCTACAGCTTCGCCGGCGGGTCGGTGCAGTTCTCGGGTACGGGCAATCCGTATTCATGGTCCGTGGTGCTCGGCGCCGGCGAGATCGGTCTGGGCGAGGAAGTCACCGGGTTTCTCTCGGACAATGTCGGCGTGCTCAACATCTTCGGGCGCAACAAGGTTGCCGTGCTGTACGGCAGCGATTCCGACGACTGGGTGCTCGAGTACCTGGCCGATGATGCCGGCGGCATCGCGTGGACGATCCAGAAAATCGGCCTTCCGACCTATGTCGATGACCGGGGCGTGCGTACTCTGCGCACCACGCAGGCGTATGGCGACTTCCGCCTCGGCACCATCACTCAGATGGTCGAGCCGATCTTCACGGAAAAGCGCAAGAACGGTGTCGCCGCGCTGTCGTCCGCCCGTGTCCGCGCCAAGGATCAATACCGCCTGTTCTGGAACGACGGCACGGGGCTGATTGTCTATCTCGGACGCAAGAGCCCGGAATGCATGGTCGTCGACTTCGGCGACACCAACGTTGAGTGCATTTGCTCCGCCGAAGATTCCAGCGGTGACGAGGTTCTTTACTTCGGCACCAATGACGGATGGGTCATGCAGATGGACAAGGGGACCAGCTTCGACGGCACCGCCATTGCCGCCTTTGTCCGTCTGCCGTTCAACCACGTCGGCAGCCCGACGCAGAACAAGCGTTGGCACAAGGCGACATTGGAAGCGGACGTTGCGGCGAGCACGGCGCTCAGCTTCACCGTTGAATACGGGTACGCCAACCCTTTCCAGCCGCCGTCGATCGAGCAGTCCTTCGGCGTCACCGGGTCGGGCGGGTTCTGGGACGAAAGCGACGACTGGGATGATTTCTTCTGGGATAGCGCCGTCGAGGGTACGGCGGAAGCGCATATTGACGGGTTCGGCACCAACATGAGCCTCGCGATCATCTCCGAGGCCGCCTACGAGGAGCCGCACACCCTGCATGGACTGACCCTTCACTTCTCCTACAGAGGGCTGGCACGATGAGCAACGACTATTTCGACTCCGCTGATTATACGGCGATCACCAAGGGCACACGGGCGCGCTCGGCGGGGGTAAACGATATCGCCTCCGCGGTCGAGGCGGGCTTCGACAAGCTGCCGTCGGAAACCAACCTGAAATCCGGTATGGTCAACTATGCGGTCGATACGGGGGCGGCGGATGTCTACGTGGTTTCGCTGCCGCACGACCCAGGCAGTTACTACGATGGGCTGGAAATCAACGTCAAGATCGGGGCGGGCAACACCAATACCGGGGCCTGCACCATCAACGCCAACACCAACGGCGCAGCGTCGATCAAGCGCTACAACGGCGACGACCCGGAGGCGGGCGACCTGCCCGCCGGGGCGGTTGTCCCTCTGCGCCACAACGGCACGAACTTCCGCATTGTCGGCTCGCCGATCAGCGACGCGACCAACGCGGCGGTGTCCGCGAGTGCCGCGGCAGCGAGCGCATCGGCGGCCGCGACCTCGGCATCGAATGCGTCGTCGTCCGCGAGTGCCGCGGCCTCGGACGCATCGGACGCTTCGGACAGTGCGGACGCGGCAGCGGCATCGGCGGCGTCCGTCAACCTGCCAGCCATCATCCCGGAGGAATACTATCGCGGCAATGCCGGCGGCACGGCCATTGAAACGCGGTCCGCCTCGGAAGTCCGGAGCGATCTGGGGCTTGGCACGCTGGCACAGCAATCGACGGTCAATGACGACGACTGGTCGGGCGCGGACCTG